CTTCCCCCGGACGATGGCGTTGTGCTTCGCGCTCTTGTTGTAGAGGTCAAGGAGGTAGTCCGGGTAGTCGTTGAACTCCCCGAACTCGATATAGCCTGCGCCCTTCCGCTCCCGGTACTCCGGCTGCCTCGCCTCGGCGAAGTTTAGGACGACTATATTGTCGGAACTTGTCATTTCGTTGTGTAATTATTAGCCGTCTGGTAGGCCGTGAACGCATAAACGTCGTCTGCCGCTGGGTTGAGGCGTGCGAGGCCCTGCTCAAGTAGGGCGCCTGCGAGGTCCGGGTCGAGGTTGCTCTGCGACGCCTGCTCGTAGATATAGTATTGGTACTCGCCGACCTGTCCGCAAAAACGCTGGTCGACGTCGATGAGGAATTTTTGATAGCGCTCGGGATATAGGCTGACGTCATCGGAAGAACGCAGCACGAAGGCGACCTCGACGTTCGTCGTGCGCTGGACGAACCGCATGAGGTAGTTAGGCGACGTGAGCGCAATGCTCTCCCGGAGGGTGAGGTAGATGTATGTCGTCTCGCCGAGCGTCAAGTTCAACATGATTCTAATTAGCCGCACTCGGGGAACTTGACGCAAAAGAAAAGCGGGCCGTAGACACGACCCGCTCAACCATTAAACCAGTAGAAGCGCTATGCAGTCAGCGTCGCGATGACGGCCGATTGTACTTCGGGCGCGAGTTCTTTTTCGCCCCCGGAGAAGGTCAGCGAGTAGCCGTTCCGATCGCTCTGGGCCGTTCCCGTTCCGGCGGTGCCGGAGAGGAGGTCGAGGCCGTTGTATCTTCCGGCGAGCCAGTAGCGGCCGTTTTGGTCCTCCACGACGGCCATCATGTTGTTTTGAGCGAGCAGGAGTATTTCGTTCCTCATTGATACCTGCATCTTGTTGATGACGATTGTCAGCTCCTGATTGTAGACGACCGTGCCGTTCTCGATGCTTCCGGCGATGTTCTCCGTCAACGATGCGGTATTTCGGACGAGCTGGTATTTGTAGAAGACCTTCCCGGCCCCCTTCGTGATTGCGGACACGACGCCGGAGGCGACGGTCACGGATGCTACGTCGTTCCAGCCGATGAACCAGACTGCCTTGAGGCCGCCTATGTTATCCTTGCAATCGAACGTGTAGCCTTGTGTAAGTGCGCAGGGCATTGCGTCTGTATTTTGTAGGTGAAGGAGCCGACCCGAAGGCCGGCCCCCTACGATTATATCTCGAACTTGACGACCTCGGTCGGGAAGGCGAAGTTGACGCCCATCTTGAACTCGGACACGAACCGGACTTGGTCAGCCTCGCGAGCGTAAAAGAGTTCCCAGCGGTCGGTGCCCTCGTTGAGCAGGTCCACGCCGAGGAAGAGGTTACTCACCCGCATCGCGTATATTTTATTTGTTCCGTTCAGGCCGGGCGTTCCGACTACCTCGATGGTCGTTCCGGGCAGGAAGAACGAGGTTTGTGGGCGAGCTTCCGTCTGGTAGTGGAAGTAGTTCTCGTTCTTGATTTTTACGGTGAGCGTCCTGAAGACATCCATGCCGCAGAATATCTTCACGTCGTCCTTGTCGATGATTTCGGCAGGGATGGCCTTGTAGACGGCGTCAAAGACGTTCACGACGGTCGAGTTGTCGATGGCCGTGGCGGGTGCGCCCGTGTAGAAGGCGGCGGCGTTAGCGTTGATGACGGAGGCGCCTGCATCCTTTACGAGCTCGATGATTCCGTCGAACTTGTTAAGGTTGACGTCGACGGAGGTCTTGTCACCCTGCCAGATGGCCTTCTCGAGCTGGGCTGCGATTTTGGCGGCCTTCCGGGAGGTGTACTCCTCTGCGAAGGCGGTCGCGTCGTAGCGGCTGCCGTTCGGGAGCGCCTTCTGCGTGTAGTACGCCTCGAGGTCCTTCGGGCAGATGGCCTCGTTCACCTTGAACTTGCCGACCTCTACCTCGCGCTGGGAGAAGGTGGTGGTACCGGAGGTGAGGAAGCCGCACGTCCCGCCAGCTTGGAAGATGGCGTCCGCGTCCATGATGTTTATCGTCTCCTTGGACTTGACGCCGACCATGACGTTGCCGCTCTGCTGGATGAGCTGCTGCGTCTTGGCGCCGAGGACGGAGGATGCGACGAGGAGTCGCTCATTCTGCTCAACGTAGGCCACAAGGCCGGAAAATGAATATGCCATGTTTCGTTATTTGCTTTTTTTCATGTTATCGATAGTCGACAGCAGCGCTGCGAGCTTCTCTTTTTGCGACGGGCCCTGCGCCTCGAACTTATCGCGAGGAGCCTGTACGGGCTCGGCGGCAGGAACGGAGAGGAGGCCTTCGAGGATGCTCGCGAGCTTCACCATGCGGTCGGTCGTGTCGGCGTAGTGCTTGTCGAACGACGCGCCCATCGATGCGAGGCGGTCACGGAGTTCGGCGTTCTCGCTGCGAAGGGCGGCGAGTTCGTCGCGGAACTTGGACATCTCTTCCTCCGGCATGACGGGAGCGCCCTCGGGCATCTTTATGGCGGTGATGAAGCCGCCCTCGTTGGTCGTGAAGGTCGTTCCGTCGGCGAGCTTGTGCTCTCCTGCCGGAGCGGGAGCGCTGGTGCCGTCCTCATTCATTACGGCGACCATGCCGCCCAGTTCCAGCTCGGAGATGAGGACCTTGGCGCCGCCTTCGAGGACGTATTCCTTGGCCTCCATCTCGGCGGGCTTCTGCTCCTCGGGCATGGGTGCCGGAGGTGCGTCAGGCGCGGCGAAGAGGGCGCGTATCTGTTCGAGTGCTTCTTTCGGAGTCATTCTGCGTTTATTTAGCGTGTCAAAACTTGGTATGCCGTTTAGGCCTCCTTCTTCAGCGGCTCCCCGGCGGAGTTGGTAAAGAGGTTCTTCGTAAGGTAGCCGAGCAGAGCGCTGCCCGCGACCTTCGCGATGCCCCACCATTCAGCAACGGTCGGAAGTGCTCCGGCGTCGAGGATGGAGGAGAGGGAGGCGAGGATAGAGGCGAAGATGGCGACGAGGGCGCCCTTTAGGAAGTCCTGTGAGTCGAGTTTACCGAAGGTGCTCATATTGTTTTGTATTTAGACTTGTGTCACGGTAATGATGACGGAGGGAATGGCAGGCCTCGTCGGAGACGATTGCGCGGCGATGTAGTCAAGCCGTATCGCGGTATCTGCGCTATGCCAGCATAGCTCGTAATAGTCCCCGGCCGAGGCTTGTACGACGAAGTTCCACGCGGCCACGAAGTTCCCGTTATTGCCGAGGACGGTGAACTGGGTGTTCGTGTTCGCGACGTTGTTTCCGTTCTTGCAAAGCCAGATGTCGACGATGTCGTCCCCTCCGTCGCTCTTGGCGAGTTGTGCGGAGAATTGTATGTTATAGATACCCGCGTTGGCTATCGTTATGCGGGAGTTCGACACGATTGAGATGCCCGATGAGATGTCCGTCGTGTTGTACGTCATCTTGTTCACGGACGTCGCCCCGGCGTTCGCTTGGTCGGTCGTGTCGAAGGCCGCGAGGTAGTAGCGCTGCGTCTGGTCGTATATCTCGACGACGTCCTCCGTTATGTTTATCTCGTAGCTCATGCGGGTTCCGTTACCTCTTCCACGACCTCGAACTTGCCTCCGATGTATGTCTTGTAGACGCCGCCCGTGATGGTCAGCATATCCCAGACGTAGTCCCCGGCCGCGATGGTGATGCGCTTCGAGATGGTGACCTGATTGTTGTTTGCGCCGCCTACCGTGATGCCGTCGGCCTCCGTGAGCGTCACCTCGGCCGTTGCGCTTGTCGCCTTGCGACGTATCTGAATGCGGACCTCGGCCGTCGATAGGTTGACCGGGACGGAATCCTTAAAGAGCGTGAAGACGCTCTGCCATGTGTTCCCTTTCGGGAGCTTGATGTTATACGTCGCAGGACGGAAGTCTCCAGCCATGTCGCTAATTAGGCGCCCGCACCTTTGTTGACCCTGCGAAGTATATCGACAATTTTCGACATTTGCTCGTCCTCCGGCGACGCCTTCGGCTTGTTGCGTGCGTAGTTAAAGACTCCCTCGACGGAGAAGCCCTTGAGCTTTCCGGCCTTGACGTCCGCCCAGACGGCGTCGTTTTCGACCTTCGCCGATGCAAACGCGCTCCCTTCCGGAACGTCCTCGTATCCCTTCATCGGAAGGATGCCTCGCGCCTTGTCCGTCTGCCACGTCTCGAAGATGGTCACGCCTTCGACCTCCTGCCCGCTCTGGTGCATGACGTTTAACTTCGTATGGTATCCCTTTTTGGCGAACTTCACGAGGATGTCCTGCACCGTCTTCCTCGGGAACTTTACATAATACTCCCCGTTGTCGTCGCGGCGGTAGATAGGCGTGTCCGCCAGAATCATCGGCCCCGAGATAATACGCTGCTCCTCGTCTTCGATAGCGAAGGCCATGCGGTTCTCCTGCCGGAGGACGGACCGCGCCCAGTTGAGCCCGGACTTGCCGCCCCATGCGTCGTACATGAGCTTCCCGCATCCGTCGGCGTAGGACTTCGACCGCTCAAGGTCGCCTTCGTGACGAGATAGGTAGGAATACATCCGCTTGACCGTATCGAGTGAGACGGCGCCTCCCGCCTTCGCGAGCTGCGACGCGCGTGCCTTGCCGACGGCGGTGCCGCATGCCCCCCAGCCGTTCTCCTCCGCCCATTTCACGGCGTTTCGCGCGTTGGCTCGGACGTCGTCCGGAATGTCAGTTATGCTCTCCTGAAAGTCCTCGCCCATCTTGTCGCGGTCCCTCCATTTCGAGTAACATATCGCGGCCGCCTGCGATTGGTCGTAGCCTTCCTCACCGACGAGGACGCTCATGCAGCGGCCGATGAACTCGGACTCCGTTTCGGTCGGCCCGGGCTCGACGAACTCATCGGCCCGGAAGGCGAGGAAGTTGCGCTCGATGGCTGGACGGTCAACGAGGGAAACGGCATCGACCTCGACGCTGGACTCGGTGTCCTCGGAGATATAGAGGTCGTAGATGGGGAGCTCTTGTTCCATGTTCGTATGTAGTTCGTTTATCCCAATCTTGCCGCCCGCTCGAGGCGCTTGATGCGCTCCTGCGACGAGGTGACATCGCTCTCGACGACATAGGCCCGGGTCGCAGCACTCCCGGCGCGGTTGATGGCGTCGCGGTTCAGCGTCTGACCGACGACGACGGCGTTCGCCTGCGGAGCGATGGGAGCCGTAGCCGTGGCGCCCGCGCCGGGAGCGGAGATGCTCGGGATGCCCCCTGCGGCGCCGCCAGAGGCCCCGGGAATCTTGGTCTGCTGGATGGTGCGGATATTCTTAATGCCCGCCGCTATGGCCGCCCCTGCGGCAATGGGAGCCAGTA